ATAAAAAGAGACCGCAAGATGACAAAACGTAAACTGTCCAACATACAAAAAACTTTACGGCGGTAATTTATAGAACCGCGCTTAAGTGTGATTTCACTACTAAGGGTGACTCCGGCGGGTGTATGCCGGTACTTAGTAATTAATTGATAAGTAAAATGTTATGTTGTGTTGCGATTTTATTTTGCTACTGTGATTGTTACTGTTAAGCTATATTTGGGTGCGTGGGTCAGTATGGGAGGAACGCTGCCCGTCCTTTCTTTTTCAGATTGTGCCACTTCTGACATGGAGTTCTCGAAGTCGGCTTTTGCATCGCTTACGCTGTCGCCTCGCCCTATCAGCGTGTAAGGTGACGTATCTGTGTTGTAGGCGATATAGCTGCCGTCCGTGTCTTTCTCAATGGCTACCGTCATGTTTTTTGTTTCCATATTATGCAGTTGGGCTTAGCGATTTTGTTTCAGCCACTCTATGAAATCAGAGCGCGTAACCCCAAGTGTACGTAGGTTGCTCTTAATGATAAACTCTGGTATGGGGTCTATGTGCGTTTGCAGGATGACAGAGCGTAGCAGTCCTTGTTTTTTCCATTTTTCATGCCCACCTTCTGTTGACACTCTTTTGCATCCTATGTCAAAGAGGAAACGTCTGAACTCTTCGAGTGTTATGTTGCTCAGCTTGTAGGTGTTCGTTGGCAACAGGGTATCTCGGTACGCACGTTCAGTTTGCTATACTCTGACATGGAAAAGACTTTGTCGGCTGACTTGTTTCCTCTCAATATGTCGATGAGGCTCGGTTCTTTTGCGGTGCTGCCTTTCAGCTTCCAGCCGTGTTGCCTTAGGTCGTCGTGTAGGGTGTTGCTTTCCATTTGCTCGGTGAGCCATTGGTGCAAGACGTACTCAAAGTCTCGCTTTGCGGCTTCTTCCGTGTGGTCGTAGCCGCTGAGGTCGAGCGATGGGCAATAGGCTATGTAGACATCGTTTTCCTTGAATACGATGACGGACACGGACAGCTTTGCTCCGCTGTCGCTGATGCTTATATAATTTTCTTTTTCCATGTTGTTCTGAAAAATGCGCCCGACAGGTCAGCGGGCGACTTTTGTCTAAATATGGTCAACAGAAAGACCAGACCTATATGTTTTCAGCAGCGCGGCGGATGCGGTTGCTCAGGTCGAACAGCGAGCCGCGGAGTTGCTCCACTTCTTGCTCGTTGAATCCTCCTGTGCCTCCGTTGCCGTCAATGCCGTTTAGCTTGTGATAGAACCATGATGATGACTTGTTGAAATACTTGTTTGCAAAGTCCATCCATGACACGGACAGGTTGATGTCTGCCAGCCGTTGTTTCATGTCGTTGACCACCGTGGGCTTTTTGATGATTGTTTCCATGTTGTTTCCTGTTTTGTTTGTAACGCCCCTGCTTGGGGGCGTTGTGTTGTTAATAGGGCTGTCGGAGCATTGAGTAGAATTTTTCTATTACATCCTCCAGTAGTCTTGGATAGCCGTTTGGGTAGGAGTTGTTGTAGTTTCTCATTTGCTCTAACAGTTCTCTCTCTTCGGGTGTAACCCGCATGTTTTCTGTTTTTTCTTTCATTTTCTGTTGTTTTATTTAGAACACGGCAAATATACTACGATATTTTATACTATGCAAGTTTTTTGGTGTTTTTTATTTATTTATTTACAAAAACGTGTGGATGGGCATGATATCATTTTCCTGATGTCAGGAAAATGATGGGGGTGTGGGTTATTTCTTGTCTATTTTTTCATCTCTCGGAAGTTTTTCCGCAAGCCTTTTCTCACCTCTGGCAATTGTTTTTCTTGCGGTAGGCACTCGGGTGCGTTTCCCGTGCTTCGCTGTACGAAGTGTCGCACCTCACGCCCAACGTCAAAGTGTGTTTGCTCCAATGATTCCTGTCCTCGCACGTTTTGCGATTTGATGCGCTCCTCGGTCTGTGTGATTCTGAAAAGGTTTGCCGCAAGTTCGGTGCGTCCCATTGATTCAAAGAGTTTTTCTTTCTGCACGTTGCGTCTCTTTGCGAGTTGTACGTTGAGCATGTTGTACATGCCCCGGTAGCCTGCGTTTGTGAATCGGGCGTAATCTTCCACTCCTGCGTTTTTCGCTACCGCGGACAGTTGCTTGTTCCCGTCTTTGATGTCGTCTCGTATGAGCAGTCGGTCAATCTCGCCCTGTCGCTGTACCTCCAGCTCGAACTGTCGTGTCTGTGTGGCGAAGTAGGCTTGTACGAGTGCCACCTGTTTTTTCTTGGGGTCGCCGTTCATGGCGATGAGATAGCATGCGAACCGTGACAGCTTGTAGTCGTCCATGGCAGCTCCTTCTTTGTTGGTTCGCTCCACTCGTACGATGTTGTCGTAGTGGTCGATGCCGAGAGAGATGAAAGCTTTTATGGCACGGTTCATCACGTTTTTGAACGTCTGCATGTCGTCATATCCAAGCATCAGCATGAACTCGGATGCCCACCAATAGGTCATGCCGTTTTGGTTTTTGAAGTCCTCGAAGGTCAGTGCGTTTGTCGTTTCCATTTCATTCATGTCTCAGTTCTTTCTTTTTGGTTGTCTTTCTGCAAATATAGTGATAATTAGCGATATGTGCGCTTGTTGGTGGTGGGTTTGTGGGTTATTTCAAGCTCATGCACATCAGCACTCGGTAGACGCCGTAGATGTCGGAGAAAGAGACCTCAAAGGGTGGGTAGTTGGGGTTGATGGACTTGCAGAGGAGGGTGTCGGGGTTTTCGGAGGGGAAGAGCTGCTTGATGACGGTTCCGTTGCATGTGTCCAGCACATAGACGCGCCCCCAGTCTATGAATGCTTTCTCGTTGATTTTCTTAATAAGTATGTGTGCGCCTGAGGGATATTCGGGTGACATGCTGTCGCCTGATATGGTCATGGCGTAGTCTACGTCTCTGATGGGTGATATGATTTTCTCGCATTCGCTTGCCTTGACAGAGGCCACAAAATCGTTGAGCGTTCCGCCTTGCGCGGCTACTGGGAGCAGTGGGACGAGCTGTGCGTCTGTATTCTCTGTGGTGGAAGGTCTGTCGGTGTACATCTCACCGCTGCCTGTCAACAGCCAGTCGGGGTTGACCTCGGGAAAGGCGGACAGCACAGCGTTAAGGGTTTTTGTACTTGGTTCTGTACCACGCTTAATCATGTTTGAGAGCGTTGTTTGTGGCACATCAACTCTTTTTGCAAACGCATTAACAGATAAATCGCTTTTGTCAATCACCTGTTTAAGTCTTTGATTTGTAGTACTTTCCATAATTCCACTATTTTTAATTTGTATAAATAACCCTTTTGTAGTACACTTCTGGGTTAAAATACTTGCATTGTTTACCCATTTGGGTTATCTTTGCATCGTCAATAAAACAATAAAACAAAGTGCGGTGGCAAGGGCACGCAAGTTTGCACTCGTTATATCTCGCTTATAAACTTTTTTTTCAATTACAAATATAATGATTGCGTGATAAGCTTACAAAATTTTTAAGGGGAAAAAAAAAAAAAAAAAAAAAAAAAAAAGGAAGGGGGAAGCCTCCCCTACCCCCTCCAAAGGAGGGGGACAGAGATACAAATGAATAACTAATAAACAACTAATAATAAGGAAAGGAAATAAAGATGGATGATGTTAATGCTGGTTTGTTACGCCCTACCAATGAGCTTTGCGGATTGACGCTTGATGATTTGGCTACTTTGTACAAAAAGAAGTTGCGAGAAGATTTGGAAGGTTATTTCTGTTTGCAGAACGACGGGTTTGCCGATGAGGTGTACAACTGGATAGTGGAGGCTCCGAGAGATGAGTGGGTGCTGAGGCTGGTATTCATTAAATACAGGGATAACCCTTATGCCTTATGGGCGAATGATTGGAGGGATTGGTATGAAAAGATAAAGACAAACGCCCCGCTGTCTTTCAAGAGTGAGGAAGAAGCTGCAAAAGAGATGATGAGCGAGGTTAAACGTGCAAGGGGCAGGCTTTACGACAATAAAGATGCGAGCAACGACCCAATGGTTGCCGCCAACACGGTGGAAAGCCATACTAGCAAATTACGAAGAATGGTTCGCCGCCTTTTTTGCAGATAGCCACCCGAATTATAGAACGCACGCCCAAGTGGTGTAACGGCATTGTTATCATAGATATATCCATCGGCTAACAGGCGGGCATATATAGAGACGCTTTTGGACGCATCCTTATCAAAAGCATATATGTTATCTCTTATATCTATGATTACCGCCAGTTCGAGAGCTCGGTCAAGCTCAGTAAGTGACAACTTGATTCTACTCATGAATAAGATAATTAAACACTAACAACGACAAAGATAAATAAAAATACGGAGTGGCGGCACGCCTGCATACATTTTTTGAAAGTTAGACAAATTTTACTTCATAGGTGTGTGCCCTCCTCTTTTTAACAATGAAAGGAGCAATGAAGATGACGGAAAAAGTACTGAACGAGCGACCAAGTATCGCTCACTTTGAAAACATGTTCGTTGGCGACCAGCTGCTGTATAAGGGCGTTGACTTTTCAAGGATGTGCAGCATCAAGTCGATGGCTTGGAATGCTGGCAAACGCTTTGGACGGAAATACAGCACACGCTCGGACTATGACGCTAACGAAACGAAAGTGACGAGGGTGGAGTAGTAGCCTCCCCCGACCCCTCCGAAGGAGGTGAGAACCGAGGGAGGGGGACACAGATACAAATGAATAATAAATAACTAATAAGGAAAGGAAATGGCTATGGAATATTCAATCACGATAAAAGATGATTTAGCAATCAAAGGCGACCAATATAATAAAGTAACCTTTGACGTGGCACTGAAAGATGTTTCATTGTATCAGTTACACAAACTTCAAGATTTACCCGAGCGCATATTACGAGAGATCATCAATACACGCTTAGCTTTACTTGAAGAGGACTTCTTGTATTTAACTCAAAAAGAAAAGAAATACATCAAGGAGAAATTTCCTACGATATATCGCAGTATTCTTCCAAGTATTCCAGGAAGTAAAGAAGAAACTAACAACGAATAAAAAAGGAAAGGACAAAGAAGATGAAGAAGCTGGTAAGAATGTATGTGAGGTGGAGAGTGTTTGCTGCTTCAAAGGAATATTACAAGGAAGATAGCGACAAACTGGTGCAGTGGGTATTAGAAGCACCAGTGTGGACGTGGGAGCTACGCTTTTGGTGTATCAAAAGGGAAGGCGACATGCCACACTGGATATACAACTGGATTACTACTGGGAGATATGCAAGAGATTGAGCGTGTCCTCGTAAGAGGAAACAAGTGGCAGTTCTTCACCATTGGTAAACCTCAGAGTGCAACGCCCATGAGTATCATGATAGGCATACGCAATGTTGTCAACGTTGACTAAGGCAGCACCTTTCTTAGCTGTTTTTACTTCAATGAATTTACTCATAATATAAAAGTTTTGAAAATTAGACAAATGCAAAGATAAACAAAAATACGGAGGGCGGCACGCCTGCATACATTTTTTGAAAGTTAGACAATTTTTACTTCATAGGTGTGCGCCCTCCATTAAAAAACAGAATAAGATTATGAAAACAGACAAAACAAACAAAGGCTGCCAAAGCCAAAACGACAATGACAGCCAAAGTGCAGGAATTGAGGTTAATACAAAAGGTTTAACTGTGGAAGGTAAGGCTTTATTTACAAGCCTACAACCTTTGTGCTTAAAAATTGAATGCAACCGCAGTTTCCGCAAGCTAACAATACAGCTGGAAGATGCCTGAATTTTTCACTAAACATATAAGAATCATTACCTAAATCGAAAGGAAGAGGAATAGGTGCGACATTTTCAACAACGCCAAAGCTGTTTTTAGCATGGCATAACGGACACTCACAGATGTTTTTAGACTTCAAATAGTCTTTTACTTTTTGTTCATCTACTTTCATAATAACATTTTTTTTAGTTAGACAATTGCAAATATAACAAAATAAATACTGAAAACATGGAAACGACAATTACGATTTTTACCAACCCCACGTTCGGGGAAATTCGCACGGCAGGAACAGCTAAGGAACCATTGTTCTGTTTGGCGGATGTGTGCAGAGTGCTGGATATTAATAATGTTACAGATACAAGAAAAAGATTGAAGACCCCCGGGGTAGATTCAATCGAAGTAGGGGTGCAGACCGGCATAAAGAAAGACGGAACGCCAGCGATTCAGAAAATGGACATGATTTTCATCAACGAGCAAAACCTCTACAAGGTAATCATGCGGAGCGACAAGCCACAGGCGGAGCCGTTTCAAGACTGGGTGTGCGGTGAGGTGCTGCCCACCATTCGCAAGACAGGCGGCTACATTGCAGCAAACGCACAGATGACGGACGAGGAAATCATGGCGACAGCGTTGCGCATAGGCGAAGCTACGATTCGGAAACGTGACGAACGCATCAGACAATTAGAAGCGGAAGCGAAACAGAAAGACGTGCTGATAAGCGACATGCGCAAGGGCAACGACTACCTGAATACCATTTTGCAGAGCAACGGCACCGTGACGACGACACAGATAGCACAGGACTACGGCATGAGTGCCATGGCACTGAACAGGAAGCTGGCGGAAATGCGTGTGCAGCATAAGGTGAACGGTCAGTGGATATTGTATGCAACACATCAGGCAAAAGGGTATGTTCACAGCCGAACGCTGAACCTGACGCACAGAGACGGACGACCGTACACTTGCATGGTGACGGAATGGACGCAAAGGGGCAGGCTGTTTCTGTATGATGCGCTGAAAGAAGTGGGCGTGCTGCCGGTGATAGAGAGGGGAACGGGAGCCTCCCCTAACCCCTCCAAAGGAGGGGGATACAGGCAGGCGTGGGCTAACGGCAGGTAAACTTGTGATAATTCATAATTCTTAATTCATAATGCATACTTATAATGGAAAAGATAATGAAATGGGCGGTAAGGCCTAACGGATTTTACACAAAGATCACGGGCGAGCGATGCACGAACGGTGAGGTGGTGATGAGTAACTTGTTGCTGGTGGCATTCTTGCTGGTGACGTTTTGGCTGGCGGGAGTGATAAATTCATAATTCATAATTCATAATTCATAAACTAACAACTTGTGAACTCGTGAACTTGTGAACTCGTAAACTAAAAAACTTAAGAACTTAAGAACTAATGGTTTATACTGACATCAAGCTGTTGAAAAAGCATGTTCGCGCGGATGACTTCACGGACGACGACGACTATCTGCTGGTTCTTTTGGAAGCAGCGGAGGCGGCTGTCGTCCGCTGGACGAACCGCAGTATCGTTGAACTGCTGTCGGACAGCGGCTGTGGGTTCAAGTCGGATGTACAGCAGGCGATTTTGCTTCTTGCCGGGCATTGGTATAACCAGCGTGAGGCGGTGAGTGCGGCATCGTTGTCGGAAGTGCCGTACACGGTGCAGGCGTTGTTGAAACCTCACCAAAGGTTAGGAGGTGACCGATGAGAGCCGGTGCGATGCGTGAACGTTTGCAGGTGCTGCAGCCATTCCAGGATGTTGACCGTTTCGGTGCTGAAAAGACTGAATACAAGCTGGTGAACACCATCCACGCCGAGCGCGTGAAGCAAAGAGGCTGGCGCAGTGAGCTGGTTGGGGAGCATTTCCCAGACTACAGCGTGGAGTTCAACATCAGGGACGCACATCAGATAAAGGAACATTGGCGTGTTCAGCATGTTGGCGGGAACCTTTATGATGTGCTGAACATAATACCAAACGTAGAGCGTGGAATGCTTACGCTGGTGTGCGGAAGGGTGAACGAGTAGAGCAGCCTCCCCCACCCCCTCCAAAGGAGGGGAGAACAGGCAAATATGGGCTGTCAACTTGTGAACTTGTGAACTTGTAAACTATAAACTAAAGAACTTATAAACTTATAAAAAACTTACATCAAAATGGAAAATGAGTATATTAACGGTAGTGACCTGTTACTGAGCGTGGCAGGTAAGGCGGTTGGACATTGTACCAGCCACACGCTGACATTTAACAGTGAGACGAAAGACCATGCGGTGAAGCCTGTGGCGAGTGCTGGCAAGTCGTCTGGACTTTGGAAAGGAAAGAACGTGACGGGGCTTTCAATCTCAATCAGTGCAGAGGGTTTGCGTTTCTACAATGAGACGGAGAACGGCTATGATGAAATCGCGCCAAACTGGGGAAAAGGTGCAACGGTAGAAGTATCTGCCTTCAGACGTGGCGGTGATACTTCACCCTATGTAAAGGGAAAATTTATTATCTCATCTATTGAGGAAACAAGCCCGGCGCAGGATGATGCCACTTACAGCATTTCGCTGGAGAGTGCCGGTGAGCCGGACGTTTACCCGGGCAAGGCGGCTGGCAGCAGCAACCATTGAACTTTGAACATTGAACATTGAACTTTGAACATTGAACTTTGAACATTGAACATTGAACATTGAACTTTGAACTTTGAGGTTTGAACAAACAAAATAAGCCATTTACTCCCCTCCCTTTCGGGGAGGGGTTGGGGGTGAGGCTTTCCCTCCCTCTCGGGGAGGGGCCGGGGGAGGCTGCTAAAGAAAAAAACGATGAGACAATTAACGATAGAAATAGAGGGTAAAAAATACCCATGCCGCCAAACGATGGGGGCAATGCTTAGATTTAAGCAGGAGACAGGGAAAGATGTATCGCAGATTAGTAATGATTTCTCAGATTTATGCGCTTATCTCTATTGCTGTGTCGTGTCTGCCTGTAAACACGACAATATAGTGTTTGATTATTCTTTGTTAGATTTTGCCGACAGCTTAACGCCTGAAGATTTAGAGCAGTGGACAGACGCTATCAGTGAGACGAATGGCGGGGAGGATGCAGATGGCGAAGATGCAAAAAAAAATTAGACATCTATGAGCTGTTAGGTATCGCGCTTGGTTGTATCGGCTTGCGATATGATGATTTTTGCCGCTTGACGCTGGAGGAGTTCTGCCATATTTATGAACAATACAACGAGCGTGAGGAAATGACCGAGCGTAGTGCTTGGGAGCGGATGCGGATGCTGGCAACGATATGCGTGCAGCCTTACAGCAAGAAGCGGTTGAAAGCGACAGAGCTGATGAGGTTTCCGTGGGACGAGGGAAAGAGCAGCCCCTCCCAGCCTCCCCGAAGGGGAGGAGATGTGAGCAAGGAGGAAGCGCTGCGGAGGTTTGAGGCTCTGGCGGCAAGACATAATTCATAATTCATAATTCATAATTTATAATTCATAATTTATAATTCATGATTCATAATTCATAATTATGGCCATCAACTCGCAAACTAATAAACAAAAGAACGAGCTATCTACTCTACTCCCCCCCCCCCCCCCGGGGGGGGGGGGGGGGGGGGGAAAAAAAAAAAAAAAAAAAAAAAAAAAAAGGGAAAAAACCCGCCATAATCGGTACCATAAGCTCGGTTACCTGCCCGATAC